GAGCCAGTTTTTCAGAAGGCTCTAGAGTACGTGCCTAAGAAGACTGGAGCTCTTGCAGCTTCAGGCAAACTCGAAGTAACTGGAACTCCCGGCGACGTGGAGGGTACAATCACATTCGGGGACGCGAAGTCGTGGTACGCAGCTCTCGTACACGAGTACGTGTGGCTCAACCACGAGCCTCCTACTCGTGCGAAGTACCTTCAGGCTGCACTCGAGGAGGAACTGGATAGTTTTCTTACTTCACTTGCAGTCGACTACGCGATGGTGCTAGGATGAAAGATCCAGCACAAGCTATCAAGGACATTTTGGTGGCAGAAGGCATCGGCAACTTTCTTACGGCCGCACCACAGCCACCTACAGGGTGGAGAACTGCAATCGGGAGGATGCCAGATGCACCCGATACGATCGTCCTGATCAATAGCCCAGGCGGAAGGAATCCTTTTCCACACCTACTCTACAATGAGCCGTCAGTTTCCATTATCGTGCGCGGCGCGAAAGGTGGATACGAGGCTGCAAGGTTGAAAGCCGCTGCTGTAGCAGCAGCTTTGTTGGGGATGGAGTCCACTACAGTGTTGGGCGATATGTATCGCTCCTGTAACCAGATGGGGGATGTAGCTTATTTGGGACAGGACGACACTACTCGGCCGCAGTTCGCGCTCAACTTCTGGTTCACAGTACTGCCGGCAGCGGAAGCCGGCGAAAATCGAGTCCCAATCACGTAACCCGGTAAAGGAAAGGATAAGCCATGGGTGCGAAACAAGTGTTACTTTCGATAGATGATGTCACCTACTACTTGCTGCCAGGCGGAACGGGTGAGGTCAGTCGGGAAGGCGCAGTGATCGAAGATACCGTCTTCGGCCAGACATACAAGTCGGGAGCCGTCGGTCCTATCAACTGGGCGGTCTCTGCGAACGCTATCTACAAAGGCTATCCGGGGTACGTCGCCAAACTGTTGAAGCCTGGTGCTTCGACATTGATGACGGACGAAGCAACAACGCTCGTCTCAGGCAAAACTTATCGGATTACCAGCGCAGCAAAGAGGATGATGGACCGCTCAGCAGCGATAGTTGTCGAGGACAACACAGTCGATCACACTGCAGACGTCGACAATATCGACTGGCTCTTCGGTGAGGTGACGTTCAAATCGTCCTACGTCGTTGCGGGACCGGTAACGGTTACGGCGAATTACTTTCCTACGGCAACGCTCGCCAAGTTCACCGGCTATACACTCAATATGGTAGCCGATGCAATTCGTGACTCGGATATGCCGGCTCTCCAAGCAAATAACGGGTACCACACTCACACCCCCGGGCTGAAGTCGGTAAACATCGAGCTGCCAACGGTATTCAACGCCACCGATGACTGGCCAAACAAGCTCGATGATCGAGCGGAGTACATCATCGAAGTGAATCCCGACGGCACCGGCTTCTCGGGATCGCTCGCCAGAGGCTTCTTCCATCTGATGACACAGCGTCAGTCAGGTAATGTCGGCGCTCTCGAGGAAGAGAACCTCCGGTTCGAGCTGAACGTCCCATGGGATGACGTCGCGCCTACGATCGCGAAACCTTTCGGGTGGTTCCACGCAGCGGGGAGCCCTATTCCAACGGCCATCAAGAATGCCTTGACACAATGGCTGGCCGACTCTCCGGTCTACGCGGAGTATCTGCACGACGGCGCAGCGGGATGGAAAGGAGCAGGCGTTTTAACGAGTCTCAGCTTGGCAGGGGGAATGGAGTCTCCGAACACCTTCCAAGTGAACGTTCAAATGAGCGGCGCTCCGACAATCATCTAACAGGATCAAGCGGGAGTAAAGGCGAAGTCAATGTGGTAGAGTCAGAACACAGACAGGAGATAGTCATGAGCGACGTACGAAACCAGATCAGAACCAGAGTACTGTCGGAAAAGCTTGAGTCCTCCGTCATCGAGTTAGACGACGGCACGAAGATCGAGGTCCGACAGACTTCGGTAGGGCAGATGCTCGACACCGTCAATGAGGCCGATCTCAAGAAGCGGATGGCGAGACTACTGATCGATACCTGCTACGTTCCGAGCACTGACGAGAAGGTCTTCGAGGAGGCCGACTTCGACGTCCTGATGACTCTGCCTTCGGGTGGGACCTATCAGAAGCTCATCGACGCGATCAACAAGAAGATGCTTCCGGCATCACTGGAGGAAGCGGGAAAAGACTAAGGGAGGGCACCTACTCGTTTTTTGTTCATCTCGTAGGCTATCATCTCGGGATGACGGAAGAGGAGGTGAGACAGCTCAGTACTGGAGAGTTTGCTCGCTGGATTGTCTTCCTAGGGAAATTCGCCGATGGCGGCAAGACGAACGATCGATCTAGGCACGGTAGGGTTCGGTCTCGTACCTGATACCAAGGCTCTTGAGCAGTCCTTGCGGACTCTCAAAGCTTTTGGTCGTCAAGTCGATCAGATCGCGGGCTCTGCTGGCTGGGGAGATCCTCTCTATCGCAAGTTCGCCTCAATTGAGCGGATCCTTTCGACACTCCAGGCAAGAGTCACTGCGACGACTCAGAGGATGCGGGAGTCTGGCGTTGCAGTTGCCGAGATCAACAAGATCGAGCAGGCCTACAGACGTCTTACAGATACTCTAACCAGACAGGCTTCTGCTCTTGGCCGCCACGAGATTGCTCGTGGTACTGTTGGTATGAATGCAATTCTTGCTGCTGGAAATCGTCTTGCAGCAGGCCAGGAGGGAGACAAGTTCGCGAGGACATTCCGTGATTTGGAACGAGCGGCGATCCTTGCAGTAGGACCTCTGAGCGGTCTGGGAGCTCGACTCGCCGTCTTGTCAGCTCTGTTCGAGAGCACCAGCATCCACGCAACCCTCTTTATTGCTGGTATCGTCGGCGTAACTACAGGGGTAGCTTATCTAGCATCTTCGAGCATCAAAGCTGTGATAGACATGCAACGCTTTGATGCTATGCTCGCTACTTCGACAGGTAGCGCGAATCTCGCCGGCGATGAGTACAATTACGTTGCCGCGATCGCTAATAAACTCGGTCAGAATGTACGCGGTCTCGTAGAACCCTACGCCAAGTTTACTACAGCTGCTAGACTCTCGAACTTGTCTCTTAACGACCAGCGCTACATCTTCGAAGCAGCAATAACTGCCGGCACGGCGATGCGCATTAGTCAAGAGCGTATGGGGCTCATCTTCCTTGCTCTCGAGCAAATGGTATCGAAAGGCACAGTCTCAATGGAAGAGTTGCGTCGTCAGTTGGGCGATCTGCTTCCTGGCTCGATGGCCCTTGCAGCAAGGGCAATGGGCGTCACCGAGACTAAACTGTTCGAGATGATCAAGAAAGGAGAGGTTCTTGCAAAAGATCTCCTGCCTAAACTCGCACAACAGTGGATGCTCGTGTTCGGGCCTGGTGCACAGCAGGCATCCGTCGCGCTGCAAGCTGAAATGGCTAGACTCGGATCTTCTTCCTTCGAAGTGCTAAAGGCTTTCGACCAGATGTCGAAGTTCTCCGAGCTGTTCCGCAAATCTGTTGTTATGACTCGGGAATCACTGACCTACCTTACACAGAATATGCAGCGAGTAGGGCAGGTATTCTCGGCAGTTGCTGGAGCAGGAGCCGGTATGCTTCTGTATTCCTTGCTTCTCAGGTTACCAGCAGCTGTAGCTGCCGTCACAGCAGGCCTGATCGCTCTTCGTGCTGCTATTCTCGGGGTAGGTACAGCAACAGCAGCGCTTGAATCCTCTACGGTTCTTCTGTTTCTACTTCGGATGGGTCTTCTCTTAGGAGGCGCAGCAGTTGGATACGCGCTTCTCGCGAGAGCGACTGAGACTGCTTCGGACAAAACAAAGGACTGGCTCGACAGGACGGGTGAGTGGATCAATATTCAAAAGCAGGTAGGTGAGGCTCACCGTCAGACTACTGAGCAGATGAAGCAGGGTACGGCAACCCGCTTGAGAGGCGTGTACTCTGAAATCGCTGCCATCGAAGCTCAGATCGCAGTTCAAATCGCACAAGCTGAAGGCAAAGCGACTACAGCTCCTGCTCGAATGACAATGACGAGAGCCGGCAAGATGGTGCTATTGCCGCCTCCACCGGTCGAAGAAGATCCTACTGTCAAAGC